CCTTAATCATGTCCCCCCCCCTTTGTTAACGCTCATACCTATAAAAGTAAGTCAGCGCCGAATCCTCAATCGGATTGATTATCTCGTCCTTCGATTGCCGCACCATCACATAGGTTTGCTCATACTCAAGCCCTGTAGACCACAAAGTTTCAACCATCGAAGGATCGTCCCTTACCAACTTCCCATTACGTTCTTCGATTTGAAAGTTAATAAACGCCCACCAAAACGCACCAGGCTTGTCTTTCTTGTACCGCAGTTTTGCCCGTGTCTTACCATCTACAAGCCTGTCGTGGTATCGGCGGGATACTCGTTTACCGGCTGCGTAGAATTTGAAGCGGGATAAGTCCATCACGTTTTAAACGTCCCGCAATAAGACCACCTATGCTCTGTTTCAACAGGTTCTTTTAACCCGACATCTTCTTGATCCGGCAGCGCCTCGTTGTGATACCAAGCGTATTGTGCAAGTGGTTCCTCGCCAATATACATCTGTGGCAACACAATAGCCCTAACATCGACAACCTTACCAACCCCTATCGCCCTAACAGCGTCATTCCTAAAAACCTTTTCAACCAATTCTTCAGCAGTCTTCAAATCTATCTTGTCGCTCTGAACGTAAACAACATTCCCATATTCGTTTGCCATCCTACGTCCCACTGTAAACCCCGCTATCGGTACTGTCTGTAGACTCAAACTCCCGCCCATTACTCCACTCGTACACTACCTCATTTTCGTAATGGTCAGGGTCTTGCTCAACCACCAGATCCAGCCAACTTATCTCTGTCGCCACTTTGCGCCATCCCTTTCACTATTGCGTTCGCGCCCCTCAGTAAAGTGAGCGTCCTTTTCGATGCACCCAACACCCCGACAAGGCTTGTGCCTTGCAGGTCATTGTTGATGTTGATTAACTCCTCTTCGATCAGCCTCAGATAGCTATCAAGGACAACCGCGAAGTCTTTCACAACGCCCCCATAAACTCAGGTACAAGGTCAGCCTCGTTGACGATCTGCGGAGGCCCAAGGTCCGCATCGTAGAACCGGCTCATGGCATCCATGAAGTCTTTCATTGTCGTGGCAGGGAAGAACAAGTACTCGTTCCGCAGCATCTTCTCAACCAGATTGTAGGTATTCCCGTTCTCATCCTTGCGCTTTATCGGTTTCGCCAACAGGAAGCTCTTGCCACGTTCTTCCATTTCCATTTGCAAACTGGTCTTGTCGCCCTCATACGGATAGAAGAACCGCCAATTCTTGTGGTCCGGTATCAGCCGCCGAATCCTGTCATCCTTGCTCTCTGTGCCGTCGCGTGTCCAGCTAACTTCTTCAATTGGAAACGGGCATCGCTCAATCCGCATCATCGTTTTGAAGTGTTCGATGTCAGCTTGCATACCGTACTTCTCGTAGCAAACCTTGACAACCTGGACACCCTGCTGCCGCACCCACTTGTTTCGCAAACCCTTGAGCATCGTCCAGCGCTCGTCCAGAGCCATCTTATGATAAGCACCGTCCAGAAGGTACTTGTTCAGCGCACCGTCTATTCCGATCACCGCAAACGCGCTGTTACTCGTTCCCTTCTTCTTGCTGTTGGCAGGGTCAACCAGGATCGCCATGTTGAGCGTTTCCGGCCTTACCTCATACCTCCGCATCCACTCTATGCGAAACTCCTGCTCATCGCCCGCCAAAGGGTTCTGCAACTGCTGACAGGCCAGGGTCTTGCCGATGGTTTCCCGCTTTTTGGTTTCCCACTCTTCTTCAGACAAAAAAACCGGGTTGCCATCCGGTGTGCCATCATCCGTCGCAGGGTAGATCCTTGGGGTTGCGGCCTTGCGTTCCATGATAACTTGGTAGGTGTCGGCGTAATTGTACCGAGTGCCGATATACCAAGTACGTGGCATCGAACCGTCTTCATTCCTTGCTGTCAGAGAGCGCGATAATTCCCAAGCTTCCGTAGTCTTGGGAATCATATCAACCGTTACGCTACGGTCTGTCACGACGTCGTCATAAATCATCAACCGGAAGTGTTTCGATGTCGGTTGCCCGTCCACCAGCCCCCAGCCAGATAGTGTCGGCTCTTTGGGGTTACTCTTGCGCTTGACGATCAGCCCACCGTCCCTACTCCATAGTGGCGCTTCCTTGGCAGGGTTTGCCCAAAAGACTTCTGGGTAATAGAACGGCAGATTCTCGTTGTCTTCCATCTCACGCTTGAGATTGCTGAGAAAGTCACGCGCAATCGCCTTCGTAAAACTAAAAATCCCGATTGTTATCTCAGGATCTCGGACAATTTCTTGAAAAGAGCCAGCAAACGTAATCAGGGTTGACTTAAAGTGCTCACGCGCCCACAAATCAATATAGCCATCAGGGTTTGCTTCGACCTCCCGGCAGCGCTCGTAAATCCAAGGGTGATAGGCTCTTGCCACCCGCAGGATGTTTGTCAGCAGAAAAAACCTGTCGTTCTTCCCAACCTCCGCAACCACCGCCCGATCAAGCGCAGGGTCTTCCAACATCGTACGGTAAACTTTTAGAGCCTGTTGGTAGGTCGCTGTTGGTAAAAAACCAACAACTTGACGCGCATATTCATGGTTGATGTGGCTACTCATTCCTCAGTTGCACAATGCCTGTCGAAAACTCAAAACAACTCATATCCCAATCGTCAGACCAATATCCAACTGGATACTTATCGCTCGTTGAATGCAAGACAACGCCAGTTTTGTCCGCATAAAACAAAACAACAAGCTCTCTCAATAATGCGATGTTTGAGTTGGCAGTCATCATCACAGGATATTTATACTTCATGCAAAGTGTTGAAACTATTTTACTTTTCATCGCCACCATCCCCCATCGCCCTCTTTAGCGCCCCCAGGTCCATCGTGTGTACTACCTCCTGCGGCCCACCGTCCTTGCCTGTTGACTCAACGCGATCCGCAAACTCATCTCTCTTGCGCTTCGTCAGGTAGTCAAAAGCAATTTTATTCCCCTGCATCTCCCCCGACAAAATAGCGTCCACAACGGCTTTACGCGCAAGCAGGACGGGCCTTTCCTTCAAACTCTCTTTTCGGTCTATAAATTCTGGGTGTTCGTTCTGGTACTTATAGAGGGTTGGCTTAGCTATATCTGCGTAAAAACAAGCCTCGCCGTCTGTGCAACCAAGTGCAAAAGCCTCCTCCAATTTTTTAATTGTCTCAGGCGTCATCACGGTCGGTCTTCCGGCGTTGCTCTTGCGCTTGCCAGCCATTATCCCCTCACCCAATCCTCAATCCTGCGCCAAAGCCTACTCAGCCAGCCATCGGCAGGTTTTTTATCCGGGTCAAATATAGGTTTAAACTCGGTAGGGCAATCCTTATAGTGTTCCCGTGTAGCATCTGCCATAGCCGCTTGTAAGGCACCGTACCTTGAAGTAGCACACAGGCTATCCGTACACTCGCAGCACTCACCGCCTTCCATCAGCATATTAACTACCCGGTCACGGAACTTGGGGCTTATAACAATCCCGCCCTGCATCGGCATTTTTTCCATTCCACATCTAACCGGCTGTGCCGTTAGTAGCCGTGCCATCATCTCTCGTGTGTACCGGGATGCCGCCATATTATTAGCCCCTTAAACAAAAAATGATTTCGCCCATTCTTCCATTCGCCGTTCTTGCGCTGTTAGCTTTTCTTTAGCCTTGCATCTGTGACGCCTTGGGTTGCCACAACAGAATTTAGAACAAGGTACTTTTGTTTTGCGATAGGTTCCAAGGGTAGTTTCAACCCCGCCAGGATATGTGTGGGCGTCTTCATCTTTGACAAGTTCAGGCGCAACCTTGTGGTAAATCTTAAAAGTCTTTCTTGCCTTGCGGTTGGCTATTTCAAGTCTGCGCCCTATCATCCAATGTCACCCTCACCAATAACCGCGCTGTTCGCCCACATAAGAGCCTCTTGCAGCCGGAAAAGAGCCTGCTCAGACTCACAACAATCCTCGTCACACAACTCATAAATCAGATCGCGCATGATCCGCGCAGCAGCACACAACCGCTGGACTGCCTCAACTTGCTCTGGGTCTGGGTCGCCAAAAAGCCCGATTATCTCAGCCATCACTCACCTTGAGTTTAGGGTGCGCTATCCGCGTCACACACCCTCGCGGGCTGTAGGCAGGAGGTGGGGGGCCTTGCGGACCCGCTATTGTGGCGTGGGGCTGTCGGTAGCTTCCACATCGCCCCGCCGGATCGTGGGCCAGGTTACACTGGTAGCCGACAATTTTGCTTCCCCACGCACTATTAGATTGTAAAACTCTGCCAAATTTTACCACAGTACAGGCAGAGTTGCCCATCAAGTGGCCTACCGCATTCTGGACACCGGAATTTTTCCGGCAAGTAATCGTCATCCTCAAAGTCTTTGCCTGAGAACCACCGCAAGAACCAGCCGTCATCATCATCTTTGCCTATCTGCCCCAAATCCATCACCTTATATTAGCCAAGGCGACTATATCAAATAACCTCTTTAATGTCAACACTTTTCTGAACAGACAGCTTTACATTTAGCTTCACATTAGCAAAACGCATAAAATTACTATGGGTTCCCCGTTCAACCGTCAACACCCGATTGGTAGTTTTCCCCCCTCAAAAATAGTTTCATCTGAAATACAAAAAAGACTTGACAGCCTTGGAAGACGGGCGTATATTGGTTTTAACAAAGCAGGAAACTCACAACCACAAAGGAGGCAGACCATGACAAGGCAAGAAAAGACCGCAAGGGCTAAGAGAATACAAAGAGCCATTAAAACCATCAAGGAAACAGAGAAAGAGTTGTGGGATGTTCTCGGTTGGGACCGCAGAGGCGAAATTAGGGGCGCTATCAGACCTCTTGAGTTTGCGGCTGAATATTACAAAAAGGCTTAGTAATTAAGAAAGGGGGCGTAATGGAAATTTTTGAAATCGAAGGGGTAGCCCAAACATCGCTTCACGGTGCAACCCACGCCATTGACAAGGATGGGGATACGTTTTGCGGCACAATCGGCGGCGATGGCCGACTTTTCAATGATCGGTTTGTCGGTCTTGATTTTGATTGCGTACACGCCGACGATATTACCTGCAAACGGTGCTTGAAGAAACTTTTTAAGGAGCTATAAAATGGCGCTCGGATCAAACAGAGATTACGTGAAAACCCACAAGGCAACCGTTGCGGCGATCAAGAAGCGTGGCTGGTTGAAACTTTGGGAGTGCCCAGGTTGCGGCCGTAAAAACCTGGAGAGCGCGGAAACCTGCCCGCGCTGCGGGGCCGAAAGGAAAAACGATGAAAAGGATTGAGGATAACCCCTGGCCACAGCGCGTCCGCCGCATCCGCGCCGAAAACGGCTGGTCCACCAAATCCCTCGCCGCCATGATCGGCGTCTCGCACCGCACGGTGGAGGATTG